ATAGCGGAAGTTTTTTCGAGTTTGTAACAACGGCTCTATCCAATAGTAGTGGCGTAATACAATTTGACCCTAATTCTCAATATTCGATTGAGATAAAAGTCAAAGACAGATTATCGGAAGACTCAATAACTATTATCTTAAATAAAGGTACTCCGTTAATGTCTTTTCGTGCTAAAAAGGTCGGAATAAACACGGCAACACCCCAAGCCGCTCTTGATGTTAATGGTGATATTCTAATGAACGGATACGGTGTTATAGGTTTTAAGGGATTTGTCGAAACAGATTTTAACAATTATGTAGAAAATGGTTTGTATTTATACACCGGTTCGGGTGCATCTCACGCTCCTACGGCAACATCGAAAAGTATAATCTTCGTGTTTGAGTATGATACAAACAATATATTTCAATTATGTTGTCCATTATCGGATAATTTTGGAATTAAAATACGCTCATTTGTTAATTCCGAATGGACTCCGTGGTGGTAATAAAATAAGGAGGAAAAAGAATGGCATCTATTTACAAAAGACTGTCTATCGATGTTGCGGAAAATAATACATTCCAATCCGTCATTGCTAAACAGTTCGACTCGAAATCTCGTTTCATTACGGCAAAGTTGCTCAATGAGGGAACTGAACTTACCGTTCCGAGTAATTGTGTTGTAATAATCAACGCATTAAGACCCGACAACGATGCAAAGGCTTTCGCCGGTAGTGTAAACGAAGACGGTTCGGTTACAGTTCCCATTACCAGTTGGATGCTCGAATTGGACGGAACGGTTAATTGCGATATTTCTATTATCGATGCAACCACCGAAGAAAAACTCACAACTACCTCTTTCACTATCAGCGTAGAAGCGGCGGCGTATTCGGGGTCGGACATAACCGAGGACGAAAATTATGATATTCTCGTTTCGCTCATTGTCGATTGCCAAAATGCGATTGTCGATGCAACGGCTGCCGCTTTGAATGCAAATACCAAAGCAAGTCTTGCTGACGAAAAGGCAACATTAGCAGACCAAAAGGCAACCCTTGCGGAGCAGAAAGCGACTCTCGCTGAACAGAAAGCAACGGTTGCTAATACGGCGGCTAATGGTGCGAACACGGCTGCATCGGGTGCAAACACTGCGGCGAGTGCCGCCAATACCGCCGCCCAGACCGCAAACACTGCGGCAGACAATGCTGATGATGCTGCGGATAGAGCAAACGCCGCCGCTCAACTCATTGAAGCCGGAATCGATGCTTCCAATGTTACATACGATAATACTTTAAGTGGTTTGGAGAGTACCAATGTCAAAAATGCACTTGATGAAATTGTTACAAAGTTCGGAAGTGTTGTTAAAGTTGAGAATTGGGAAGATGTCCAAAAAGTCGTAAGGAGCGGACTGGCATCAAAGGTTTTCAAAGTCGGAGAGCAGTTAGAATGTGCCAATAAAAACGGAGGTAAACTTGTTTGGGATATTATCGGTTTCGACCACGATGTTCCGGTAGATAGTAATTACACTCATAGTATGACAATTCAATTACACGATTGTTACACTTCTGCGGTTTTCGATGCAAGAGAAGCGTTGTTTTATGCTGAAACGGAACTTCCAGCCGGTACCTATAATTTCAAGGTTATTACTCAACCTTGGTATACCGCCGATAACGGTAAGACATTTCAGTTTACACTTACGAACGCACTTGCCGCCGGTAGTCAAATCGTTCTCGATATGACCTATAATCAAACCCTCAATGGTAAGAGCGTTAAAGTATATTCGGGTGCTGATTCTTCTACGGTTATAGAAACGGCTACCATTAGCGAGGGTAATGCCGGAACTGCACTCGGTAACACAGACGGAACAGTCGAGAATTTGAATCATATCCAAAAAGCAATTATGGGTTCGAATCGCTGGACTCATTCAGGTATAAGACAGTGGCTTAATACCGATGAGGAGAGTGGCTGGTGGACACCTAAAAATGTATTCGATAGACCGCCGAGCAATTCAACATCAGCCGGTTTCTTATCGGTGGTTGACGATGAACTTCTTGCAGTTATAGGTAGTGTAATCAAGAGAACTGCTTTGAATACCGTTACAGACGGAGGAACTTATGAAGATAGTCCAGAGTTAATGTTTTTGCTTTCTCGTAGTGAACTTTACGGAGGTTTGGAACACAGTATCAATGAGGGCAATCCTTATCCTTACTATTCCGATTATTCCGACCTACCCTCACCGGGAACAGGCGATGACTCTAATCGTATCAAATACCGTAACGGCTCTGCTCAATATTGGTGGCAGCGGTCGTGCTACTCTGGTAACGCCGGCGGTGTGCGTATTGTTTATCCGTCAGGTCTTATCAGCTACGACGGTGCCTCCAACAGTCGCGGAGTCGCCCCGGCTTGTAATATTATCTAAAATCATTTAATCTGTCCCGACAGGGACAGTATGGAGGATAAAGTATGTCAGTGCCAAAGACAATGCGTGGAGAGGGACAATTAGTAGTTTTAACAAAGGCTTATGAACTTGCAGAATATACCATTAAGATTTGTAAAAACGAAAAGCATTTCCCGAAATCTTATCGGTGGTGTTTAACAAGTAAAATCGTTGATTCAGCCGTATCGATTTACACTAAAATACGCCAATCAAATGCGATTTATGTTCAAACGGTTGATGATTTTGAACTCCGCCGTAGGTATCAAGTTGAATCTTTGGCTCTGACAGATTCTCTCTTGGGTCTTATCGACCTCTCATATCGCATTTTCGGTATAGACTCTATAAATGTAGAGCATTGGAGTAATCTTGTGGCAGAAGTCCAACGGCTTTTACGAAAATGGAGAAAATCCGATGAACAACGATATAAGGATTTAGGTTGATAGTTGTATGCTTTCTCGGTCGTGCAACTCTGGTAACGCCAACAATGTGCGTAATGTTAATCCGTCAGGTAATATCAACAACAACAATGCCAACAACAGTAACGGAGTCGCCCCGGATTGTGAGATACGCTCGTAATAAAGTACACCTTAATAGGTAGAAATCAATGCACTCACACAAGGAACTATCACCCTGTCCTATGAAAATAGGCGAAAAAGGAGCGTTGATGCCATTTACTTCCATAAGTAATTATGGCTAACTACAACGACTAATAATTTTTAATCTTATGAATATTGAAGTTGATGATTTTACAGTAAGAGATACTGTATGCAGTTTTGAAAACTTATACGAAGCAATGTTGAAGTGTCGTAGAAATGTTATGTGGAAAGATAGTGTAGCCGGTTTTGTAAAGAACGGTTTGGTTAATGTAAATAACTTGAGGCAATCACTCCTTAACGGTACATACGAAATATCAAAGTATTCTACTTTTAAGGTGTACGAACCGAAAGAGCGAGATATAGTAAGCACTCGTATAAAAGACCGAGTTTTTCAGCGTAGTCTTTGCGATAATTACCTTTATCAAAATGTTGCCAAATCTTTCATTTACGATAATGCGGCTTGTCAAATAGGCAAAGGAACGCTTTATGCTCGTAACCGTTTGGAAACACACATTCATCGGTTTTACCGAAAATATAAGTTGGACGGTTGGGTATTAAAATGCGACCTCAAAAATTATTTTGGTAGCACCTCTCACAAGGTTGCCAAAGATGCAATAAATCGTAAGGTCAACGATGATTGGGTTATCAGTGAAGTTAATCGAATTATAGATAGTTTTAACCAAGGGGAAGACCCACTTGTTGGTATGGGTCTTGGCTCACAGGTAACACAGTTAGTAGAACTTGCGGTTCTTGACCCTATCGACCGCCGTATTAAAGAACAACTCCATATCAAACATTATGTAAGATATATGGACGATTTCATTTTAATACATCACGATAAAGAATATTTGCAAGAGTGTAAAAACCGTATAGAAGAATGGTTATCGGAATTAGGTTTAACTTTGAGTGTTAAGAAAACACAGTTATTTCCTATTTCACAACCTGTAAATTTTCTCGGTTTCAGTTTTAGACTAACATCGACCGGAAAAGTCATAAAGCGTATTCGTCCAGAGAGAATATCTCACGAGCGGAGGAAACTCCGAAAACTTGTTCAAAAGGCGAAAAGCGGTATTATGACGAAAGAACAAGTTGATAGTTGTTTTCAAAGTTGGAAAGCACACGCTTCCTACGGAGATACACATAATATCATATTGAAAATGGACAAGTATTATAAAGACTTATGGAGGTAATGTTATGTTCAAACCAATTTTTAGAGATGCCCAGTTGTTTCATTCGGTAAAGCAACAGGAAAAAATCACCGTTCGTCAAGACGGTATGGAAAATGCTACGGCGATAACATTTGTAACTCTTGCCGAAAACGGTTCAATCGATGAGATTACCGCTTCCGAACACGCAGAACTCTTTTCTCCTTGGGAGGAGGGTATTGATTACACCGCCGGAGCGTTACGGCAGTATGAGGGTGTCCTTTATAAATGTGTTCAAGACCATACATCACAAGCAGATTGGACTCCTGATGTTGCGGTTTCTCTTTGGACAAAGACAAGCGACCCGAAAGATGAATTTCCTCAATGGTCGCAACCGGTTGGTTCACACGATGCTTATGCGAAAGGTGATAAAGTTTCATTTAACGATAAGCATTGGAAATCCACAGTTGATAACAATGTATGGCAGCCGGGAGTATACGGTTGGGACGAGGTGTAATTATGAGTTTGGCGAATATTGTAACACTTATAAGTGAATTAACAGTATTGCTCGGAGTTGTAATTCCGGTGATTATAAATATGAAGAAAATCTCTAACGGTACAAAATGTCAGTTGAGAAGTGAGATGCTCCGCATTTATTATCATCATCGAGAAAAACAAGAAATAAGGCAATACGAATGCGAGAATTTTGTATTCTTGTATGAAGCATATAAAGCACTTAAAGGCAACTCTTTCATTGATAAAATCTATGAAGAAGTTATGTCTTGGAAAGTAATATCTTAAAGGAGGAAATTATTATGGCAGTAATGAACAACAAGGAGTTTGCAAACAAGGCAATCAATGCAGCGAAGAATTTTAAGACCTTGTATGTAATGGGTGGTATTGGCTATCCGCTCAATGCACGAGGCAAACAACGAAGCCAGAACAACTCTTGGAACACTACACCCGACCGCAAAAAATTTATCAATGCAGCGACCGATGATACTTTTGCTTTCGACTGTGTTTGCTTCATTAAGAGTTTGTTATGGGGCTGGTGTGGCGACCCGACAAAATTATGCGGAGGTGCTACATACGCAAGTAACGGAGTGCCGGACATCGGTGCTGACACTATGATTCAGCGTTGTACCGAATTGTCAACCGATTTTAACCATATTGAAGTCGGAGAAGCCGTATGGGTAAAAGGTCATATCGGCGTTTATGTCGGGGACGGTCTTGCGGTAGAATGCACACCCTCTTGGGCGAACAAAGTGCAGATTACGGCTTGTAACTGTTCCAAGAGCGGTTATAATCGCCGAAATTGGACTAAACACGGTAAACTTCCTTACATTAAATATGAAAAGGAAGTAGTAGCACCCGAACCGGTCGTTGTTGCTGATAAACTCTCGGTCAATGTGGGCGATGTAGTTAATTTCGTTGGTACGAAACATTACACCTCATCTTATCCGACCGGAGTAGGTAAAACTTGTAAACCCGGAAAAGTAAAGATTACCGCAAAACGAGAGGGCGGCACTCACCCTTACCACGCTATTGCAGTATCAGGCGGTGGCTCTACGGCTTATGGTTGGATAAATTCTTCCGACATCGAGGGCATCGAATCCGTTACGGCTCTCAAAAAAGGTGATACAGTTAAAATGATTAAAGATGCACCGGTTTACGGAAAATCTTATAAATTCTCATCGTGGGTTTATAACTGTACTTTGTTCGTAAGAGAGATTCAGGACTCAAGAGTTGTTGTATCTACCCAAAAGACCGGTGCCGTAACCGGTGCGGTCGATAAAGCATATCTAATTAAAGTTTAATCGGAGGTAAAATATTATGGAATTATTCAAACAGTTTATCAACGAATATGGCACAACCATTCTTTACGCTATCCTTACGGCTCTTGCCGGATATGTTGGTATATGGATTAAATCTGTATACACTAAATATGTCAACGACAAAACCAAAGAGGCGGTTGTTAAAACTTGTGTGAAAGCGGTTGAGCAACTTTATCACGACTTGCACGGAATTGAGAAGTATAATGAAGTGGTTAAAAATGCTACTGAAATGCTTTCTCAAAAAGGAATTGAAATTACGGAACTCGAAATTAAAATTCTCATAGAGGCAGCCGTTGGTGAATTTAATAATGTGTTTAATAAATCGGATTATGAATTAACCGAATAAAACGAAAAATACCGGGTAGAGCATTACACTCTACTCGGTATTTCTATTACAAGCCCGAAACATTCTTTAATGATAAAAAAGTTCGAACTCGTCAGTAGTGGTCGAGGTGACAAGACTTGAACTTGCGGCCTCTGCGTCCCGAACGCAGCGCTCTACCAAACTGAGCCACACCTCGA